GGGTCGTAAGTATTGGAAAAAGCGTTCATATATCTTTAACGGATTCGTTACTGATAATCCATTGAACGAAACAGCACCAGAAAACCCAATTCGTAGATTTGTAATATCACCTCAAATCTTTAACATTATCAAAGCGTCATTAATGGACCCAGATATGGAAAACATTCCAACTGATTACCTTAATGGTTCTGACTTTAGAGTTAGTAAAACTACTAAAGGACAGTATGCTGATTACAGTACTTCTAAATGGGCTCGTAAAGAGAGTTCACTAGATGAAACTCAACTAGCGGCTATTGATACCAATGGTTTACATAATCTTAAAGATTACTTACCAGCACAACCTACAGCAGACCACTACACAGCAATCAGCGAAATGTTTGCGGCATCAGTAGATGGCGAGTTATATGATCCTGCAAAATGGGGTAACTTCTACAAGCCATATGGCGTTGAAGTTCCTGCAAATGCACCAGCACCTGGTTTACAAGCAACTACAGCACCTGCACAAACAGCAGCACCAGTAGCGGCTCCAGTTGCACCAGTTGCACCAGCAGTAGCTCAAACAGCGGCTCCAGTAGTAGAAACAGCAGCACCAGTTGCACCAGCAGTTGAACCAACACCTGCACCAGTAGCGGCTGAGCCAGCAACGGCTCCGGCTAGTAATGCAAGTGCTGATGACATTCTAAATATGATTAGAAACCGTCAAGGTTAATAGGAGACATCATGCAGAAACCATTTGACTTAACAAAGTTCAGGACGTCTGTCACTAAATCCATCGCTGGAATTAGTGCAGGCTTCCATGATCCTAAAGATTGGATCAGCACAGGAAATCACACACTTAACTATTTGATTAGTGGAGACTTCGGAAGAGGTATTCCATTAGGAAAAGTTAGTGTTTTTGCAGGTGAATCAGGTTCAGGTAAAAGTTTTATCTGTTCCGGTAACATTGTAAAGGCGGCTCAGGATCAAGGATGCCAAGTTGTATTATTTGATTCAGAGAACGCACTTGATGAGGATTGGCTACAAGCATTAGATGTAGATACTACTCCAGAAAAACTTCTGAAGATTAGTGTTAGCATGATTGATGATGTTGCTAAAACAATGATGATGACACCTACTGATGTTGACCAGTTTAACAAAGGTGACATGAAAGGTGACATGGGTCGTAAGCCTAAAGCACTAGCAAGTCTTGTTCGTAACACAGTTAATATGATTGGTAGTTACAATGTAGGTATGATTGCAACTAACCATACATACGCAAGTCAAGACATGTTTGATCCAGACGACAAGATCTCAGGTGGGCAAGGCTTTATCTACGCTAGTAGTATTGTTGTTGCCATGCGTAAACTTAAACTAAAAGAAGATGCAGACGGCAATAAGACAAGTACTGTTAATGGTATCAGAGCAGCCTGTAAAGTGATGAAAACACGTTATTCCAAGCCTTTTGAGAGCGTTCAGGTTAAGATTCCGTATGAAACTGGCATGGATCCGTACAGTGGGTTACTTGATATGTTCGAAGCGCAGGGATTGCTTACAAAGCAAGGAAACCGTCTCAAGTATACAACATTAGCTGGAGAAGAAATGCTTGAGTTCCGCAAGGGCTGGACTGGCGATAAACTAGAAACTATTATGGCTGACACAATCGCTAGAGACAATGCGCTTCCAGAGGTAAATATGCCAGAAGAGGGATCAGATGAAGAACAACCTGAAGATCTTGTGGAGGTATAATATACATGGATAGTGAAGTTTTAATTGATACATGGGCTGTACTCAATGAGTACATCAAAGAAAAACAAAGTGCTGCTGATCATTGGATTGGATTGTTAATTGACGAGGGAGTTCAGGACGAGGTTATTCTTGATCTTGCTGCTGTTGACAAATACTTGGCTAAAGCCGTAGAGTATAACGGCATTGAATTGGATGAAGATGACGAAGACGAGTACGAGTAAAAATGATTAATTGGTATTCTAGAGTTACTCAGGATTTAGGACACATTCCTAATTTTATCGCTCATTATGAATCAGAACTGGAAATTGCAAAAAAAGAAGTAGGAATACACGGATTAGTTGAAAAGTCTATTAAAGAACTCCCTGCTATTACTGAAGTACGTTTTAGCCAACTACAGGAAGTAGAGGCAGTTCTTAACTTTCTTAATATTCAACTTCGCAAAATTAGACGAAAACACTTTGTTAAGTACCTGGAAAACTATCCCAGGGCATTAACAAGTCGTGATGCTGAAAAGTATGTAGATGGCGAGGATGAAGTCATTGACTTTGAAACTATTATCAACGAAGTAGCACTACTACGTAATAGATGGCTAGGCATAATGAAAGGCTTGGACACAAAGCAGTGGCAAATGGGACATGTTGTTAGACTTAGAACAGCAGGCATGGAAGATATAAGAATAGACTAAGTCATAAAAAAAGCAGCGTTTCCGCTGCTTTTTTATTATCCAAAAACAAATTAGAATTTAATAGCAATACCCATTGCTGTTGTTTTTTCACTTGCTGTTTTGTCATCAGTTGTATTTTCGATAAATGCTACTGCACCTGGAGCAAGTGTATACTGTGCGCCTAGTGTAATTTCATCACTTGAAACTGTACCAGCTGATTCAGCTTTCATTGTTTCAACACCAACCATCATTGCACCAACACTGTATGTTGCGCCCATTGTAGTTGTGTCTGTGTCAACGTCTGCTGCAGTTGTTGCTGTATGCTTTTCAAAAGCAACACCAATTGCACCAAGACTTGCAGTTGCATTCATAAGTAATTCTTCTGAATCATCAGCATTTTTCATCTGACCTGCACCAACAGTTGCAATCTCACCGAGACCATAAACAGCACTGTAAGCATAGCCTTCGCCTGCTGTTGTGCCATAGTCATTGCCAGTTGCATTACTGATATTAAGTGTAAGACCTGCGATAGGTGATAGACTTAGGATACTTGAATGATCTGTACTTGGTGAACCATTGCCCAATACATATGTAAAGTCAGTTGTATCGTCAATTGCGTCAAGCGCACTGTTTACATCACCGAGGTCAAGTTTAAATACATCGTTACTAATAGTAATACTGTTGCCGCCGTCATCTGCTGCATCTTGGTCGATGTTAAAGTCTGCACCAAATGTCAAGCCTGTGTCTGTTGTAGTTTTTGCTACAAAGTTAATATCACCGTCCATTGCTGTTGATGTTGTTCCGTCGTTGTCCTGGTATGACCATTCCATGTCGCCGCCGATAGTTACATCAGCCATAACAGGTGTTGTCAATACTGCCAGTAGCGCAGTAGTTGCGAGTAGTCTTTTCATTGTCTTAGATTTCCTTTTGGGGGTTAGTGTACAGCTTCTATACGCTGTGTTTTCTTATCATTATGCTTGCAAAAAGGTGTATTACACGAATAGCTTGGCGAAAACATAACAAGGATATTTATATGTATTATACTAAAGAATTATACTAGATGCAATCAATTCTCATCTAGGTAGTTGTTTTTTTACAATGGTGTTGCAAATATGCAACACTATAGTTTTGCTCTAATACGATTCCACTGCACACCTATTTCATCAGCAAACCATTCTGTATAACTCATACGGTTTAACCAATTGTGTCTATCAGGCTTGCTTAACCATGAGTCCATCTTACTGCCAACTTCACAGGCTAAACTACATTCACTTACTACTGCAGGCACACCATGTATAACGCTAGTAATGCCAGCGTTGCTACTATGACTAACAGTAAAGTGTGTATGCTTTAGCATATGCTCTAAATCAAAACTGTCATAGGTTTGCTGAACATGCTTGGGTATGTTCCAAGTAACACCTTGATCTTTGTACCACTGCATATCACATGCCCAGTGTAGCGACTCTCTGTAGCGAGGATGACTACGAACAACTATGGGCTTGTCCGAGACCTTGCGTACCTCTGCAATAGTGTTGCGATAGTATGTGTCCATATCAGGCATGTCACGCCACTGTTCACTGTATCCATGCTGCCCACATATTAGTACATATTCACCATCTTGCTCGCCAAGGCTGCAATACAATACCAAACTTTTTTACTCTGTCGCCGGGCATATAATAATCCACAGCAAAGTCTGCATCTCTGTTGATCCCGTTTATACCCAACTTCCAAGTTGTGTTGCGTATAAGCCCGCCCACTTCTATGACAATGACTGGCTTGTTTCGTGCGCAGTAGTGATCCCATACCTGCTTGTTAGCACCCATCTTACCATACCACAGCACACTCCATATAAGTGCAGCATCAGCATCCAAGTCATTTTCAACAAGTGTGTCTGTTTGCTGTATGGCATCTATAAGTTGCGGATAAACTTCCTGTGCATTGTTTGGCAAGTTACCTGGAAAGTGTGAAATTTTCATTGTGTATTCCTAAACCTATAAATAGTTATATGCGCACATTATCAGTATTTACCTCATGGCATCCTCAAGGATATAAAAAATACGGCAAGCAGTTTATCCAAGGATACAATGCTAACTGGCCCAAAGAAGTTCCTTTGAGTATATATGCAGAGGATCACAATCCAAGTGTAGAAGGCAATCACAGTATTACACTTTACGATCAACGAACAACTTTGCCAGACCTTAAGGCTTGGCAAGAGAGACACAAAAATAATCCACATGCACACGGGCATAACAAAGACAAAACTAAGAAAAGTTTTCTCTGGGATGCAAGTCGTTTTGCAAACAAAGTATTTGCACTGTGGCATTTTGCAGAACAATGTGACACAGACATCTTTATTTGGTGTGATGGCGATGTAAGAACACATACACCTATGACACTGGAGTTTTTGCACAGCATTGCTCCTAGTGAGAATCAACTAGCAACATATCTGGGACGCAAGACTTGGCCCGAATGTGGCTGGATGATGTTTAACCGTAACCATCCCAAGTTTCAGGAGTTTATGGAACAATGGCGTTGGATCTACGAAAGCGATGACATCTTCGAACATGAAGAATACCACGATAGTTTTATATTTGGAGAACTAGTTGAGGACTTCAAAGCAGTGGGCGTAGAATTTAATGACCTAGGCGGCCCGAACCAAAGTGGACATATATTCATCAACAGTGTACTAGGTGCTTACATGGATCACCTAAAAGGCTTTAGAAAAGAAGTAGGTAAAAGTCTTAAGGGCGATATTGTTGGCGGTTTTCAACATGATGCAGATTGGTGGAAAGACTTGAGAGATGTAACTAAAGCACAAATCCGCCAAGAAAAACTTAAAAATCCACATGAGTATGATGCAACACAACAACAAAAAAGTGCAGGTGTAAAAAAGAGTTGGAAATTAAAATGAGCAACCTAAGTGTATTACAAAACATAACAGAAGTGCGCAGCGATCCATATCCCTATGTATGTGTAGAAGGCGCGATGCCTGATAGATTTTACAGAGAACTAGAAGCAACATTTCCAGAGGATATGATTGTTAATAACACACAACCACATGATGGTGGCATTTGTTATCGGTTTAAATGTAAAGAAGCAGAGATGTGGCAACCACCTGCTATTTGGCAAGACTTTTTTGCATATCACTCAAGCCCAGAATACTTTCGTAGTTGTGCAGCACTTTTTGCTCCGCATATTGTTGCAGCATACGGTGAAGAGTTTTATGAAAATTTAAAAACCAAACCAGTTAGTGTGCGTGATGTAGACAACAGTGGACACTATGTTACAGACTGTCAGTTTGTTGTGCATGAGCCTGTGGATCAAACAGGCACAAGTCGCACACCACATGTAGACAATCCAGTAGAAATTTATGCCGGACTACTATACATGCGCAAGCAAGCAGACATGGCAGATGGCGGCAACTTTACAGTGCATCGTGTAACAGGGCAAATCACAGAAGTAAACAAGAGCCTGGGCAGACAAGTGGACAACAGTTTACATGAGCCTGTGTTTGAAGTGCCTTATCGTGCAAACAACTTTTGCATGTTCCTAAATGTAAAAGACAGTGTACACAGTGTTACACCTCGCATTGCGCCAACACAGCGCAGACACAGCATCAACATCATCGGCGAGTTCAACGGTACAGGCAAGATGTGGAAAGTAAAAGAAATTAAAAACTAATGAAATACAGTATAGGTAAAACTAGTGGTGTATTCATTGGAGACGAATCTGTTGTAAAAATATTTAACATAAGGAACAAAGCACTTAAACCTAGTAGAGGCACATATCAAGACTGTTGGGATAGAGAAACAACTTGCTTAACAAGATTAAAAGGTGAGTTACACTTTCCACAACTAATCGAAACTTATAACGATATACTAGGTATAAAGATGACACCTGCAGGGGAAAGTTTATTTTATACTTGGCAAGAACATAATTTGATGCTATACTTAGATCAAGCAAATCGCATTGCAGATACATTAGAAAAACATAATATAAAATATTTCCATGTAGGCATGGATGGCAAGGCAAAAGTAAATAAGCAAAATGTATTTCCATTAAGTAACTTTTG